TTGCTTATCGCGCAGTGGGTGGGCGTGAGTTTGATCATCCCGATATTCTGCAAAAGACGATAGCTTTGGCTCAGTAGTGTATTTTCAGACTATAGGCTGCATTAATATAATAGCGGCATAATGTATAAAATGTTATAAGCCGTTTAAAGGTTTTCCCCAAAATACAGGGGTAAACATGAATGAAAAAAATAGTTATAAAGTCAATAAAAATAATCTTCAAGATTGGCTTCACGATATCTCTATTATCAATCGCCTCTGTATTACTAACCATATTCCTATGGTTATTTTCGCCAGAATTAGGAACTCCATCACCAGGTATTACCAAAATACCTGAGGAGTACTTATGGCTATTAAACAATACCAACGATTCAGAAAGTTAAGATTTCAATCACTTAAATACAACAACGAATGGTTAACTAACTTATTCAGATTAGAGGAGTATTACTCATGAAACGTAAATCAATGTCAAAACGTAATAGTAAAAAATTATTTCGTAACACTGCAGATTTAACTCATAAATTCAATTTACAACGCCGTCCAATGCGCGGCGGCTATCGTATGTAAGATGCCTTGCTATAAGCCTTTAAAGGCATGGCGAAAAAAAACATTAAATGACAGTGGCAAACGTGGCATTACATTTAGACTTCAAGACGGTTATCAGGATATGCCGGTTGAAATACCTTGCGGTCAATGCATTGGATGTCGACTGGAACGCTCAAGACAATGGGCTATCCGATGCGTACACGAAGCTTCACAATATGAAAACAATAGTTTCATTACGTTGACGTACAACAATGAAAACTTACCGGAGGATTGGAGCTTAAACAAAAAACATTTTCAAGACTTTATGAAAAGGCTAAGAAAGAAAAACCAACATAAAAAAATCAGATTCTTCCATTGTGGAGAATATGGGAAAAACGACAAAGAAGATGACCCAAATGAAATAGGGAGGCCACATTATCATGCTTGCATCTTCAATCATGATTTTCCTGACAAAGAACTATGGAGCATAAGAGATGGGATACCACTATACAGGAGTGACGAACTGGAAAAATTATGGCCAAAAGGCTTCTCAACAATTGGTGATGTTACATTTGAGAGCGCAGCATATGTCTCAAGATACATCACAAAAAAAATTACAGGAGATAAAGCTGAAGAACACTATAACCACACTAATTTAGAAACAGGAGAAACAAATAAACTCGAACCAGAGTACACAACAATGTCACGCAGACCCGGAATAGGGCGCGACTGGTACGATGAATTTAAAGATGATGTACATCCTTCTGACTTTTTAGTTATTAGAGGAAAAAAAGTAAGACCACCAAAATATTATGATGCATTACTCGAAATAGAAGACGAGGAGGAGTATAAAAAAATAAAAGCAAAACGTATTAAAGAAGCAAAGAAAAACAAACAGGAAAATACTCGAGAGAGATTAGATACAAAAGAAAAAATTAAACAAGTTCAATTTAAAATGTTACCTAGAAATATAGAGGATGATTAAATGAAACAATTATTATTTGTAGTTTACGATTCAAAAGCCGAGTTATATAACTTTCCATTTCAAATGCAAACTAAAGGCCAAGCAATACGCGGCTTTACAGACTTAGCAAATGATGTGAATACAACAATTGGTCAACATCCAGAAGATTTCACATTATTCCAAATTGGTGAATATGAAGATACAAAAGGTGAATTTACAATCTTGGATGCAAAACAATCAATTGGCACAGCACTAGAATTTAAACGGGAGGTAGAACAATGAAATCAGTTATGACTCATAAATTTAGTGAGCTTCCAAGAGTAGGTACGCCTCGCTCTAGTTTTAACCGTTCTCACGGTTTAAAAACAACATTTGATGCCGATGACTTAGTACCTATCTTTGCTGACGAAGTAATACCTGGAGACACAATTAATCTTGATTTAACAGCCTTTGCACGTATGGCAACACCCATCAATCCTATTATGGACAATATGTTCATGGATACTTTCTTCTTTGAAGTACCGTATCGACTTATCTGGGACAACTCTAAAAAATTCTTTGGTGAACAAACTAACCCGGGAGATTCAATTGATTATACAGTACCCATCATTAACTCAGATGCAACAGGTTATGCAAACCAATCCATACATGACTATTTTGGATTACCAACACAAGTACTTAACTCTTATGAACATTCAGCACTCTGGCACAGAGCTTATAATCTTATTTGGAATGAGTGGTTTCGTGACCAAAACCTCCAAAACTCATTAGCTGTATCAACAGGAGATGGTCCTGATTTATACACAGGTTATACATTACAAAAACGTGGTAAACGACACGATTATTTTACCTCATGCCTTCCATGGCCACAAAAAGGCGACTCTGTTTCTATACCATTAGGGAGCTCAGCAACAATTTATACAGATGGTGCTGCTAATTCTACATTATCAATATATTCCAGCGTTCAATCTAATGATGTAGAGATTGACACCGCAACAACTGATGCTCTAGTTGGTAGTACAGGGCAACCGGGTACTTCTAAACTTTATGCAGATTTAACTAGCGCAACTGCTGCTACTATTAATGAATTGCGACAAGCATTCCAAGTACAAAAACTATTAGAACGTGATGCACGTGGTGGTACACGTTATAAAGAAATTATTTTAAACCACTTTGGTGTAACCAGCCCCGATGCTCGACAAATGCGCCCTGTGTATTTAGGCGGCGGCTCTTCACCCGTTAATGTTACTCCTATTGCACAAAACAGCGAATCAGGAATAACACCACAAGGCAATCTCGCCGCGTTCGCAACAGCAGGACTCCACAATCATGGATTTACTAAATCCTTTACAGAACACAGCGTAATCATCGGCCTTGTAAATGTACGTGCAGATTTAACATATCAACAAGGCTTAGAACGTATGTTTTCTCGTTCAACACGCTACGACTTTTATTGGCCAACCCTTGCACAAATCGGTGAACAATCCGTACTTAATAAAGAGATATTTACCACAGGTCTTGCAGCAGATGAAACAGTATTTGGTTATCAAGAACGTTATGCAGAAATGCGTTATAAAGCTTCAAAAATAACAGGCAAGTTCCGTTCTAACGATGCAGCATCACTCGACCCTTGGCATCTATCAGAAGAATTTTCTTCTGCACCTTCTTTAAACTCAACCTTTATTCAGTCAACAACACCACTGGATAGAGCAATTGCAGTACCAGCCGAACCTCATTTCATCTTTGATGGTTATTTCGATATGAAACATGTTCGACCAATGCCGTTATATGGTGTGCCCGGCATGATTGACCATTTCTAGGAGGTTACGATGGGATTCTTATCTGGTCTGGCAAGTGGTTTGGTTGGTGGTTTTTTTGGCTACAAAGGTCAGAAAAAAACTAATCAAGCAAATAAGGAAATAGCAAGTGACCAAATGCAATTTCAAACGGTTGCAAATGCTAAGCAAATGGCTTTTGAACAAAAAACAATTGACCAAGCAGAGCGCTATAATGAACGTATGTTTGATAAAAAAGCAGCGTTTGACTCAGCTCAAGTAACTAAACAAAATGCATTTCAAGAACGTATGTCAAATACAGCAAATCAGCGAGCAGCAGATGATTTACAGAAAGCTGGATTAAATAGAATCCTTGCTTTAGGTTCACCATCAAGCTCACCAACAGGCTCAGCCGCAGTAGGAGGGCAAGTTAGCGGCAACAAAGGTTCAGGTTCAACATCAGGAGGTGCTTCAGCACGCATGGAAAATGAAGCAACAGCAGCATTACAAAGTGCCACTACTGCTTTGAATATGAGGAATTTAAAGTCTCAAAATAAGCTTCTTGAGCAACAGAGTAAAAAGCTAAAAGAAGAAACCCGAGTAACAAAAAACCAAGCAGACGTAACAGGCGCATATAAACATCCTAAAATTAAAAGTGCAGATATTATTGACGGAGGTATTGATGCAATAACAAATTCAGGAAAGAGTTTAGGAAGAAATGCTGCAAAATTCAAGTTATGGCTTCAAGACCAATTTACTGATGACCCAAATTCAGGATGGTATGATAATTTGAAAAAAGAGGTGCGTAGTAGAAAAAAGAAACCGCGTACAATTTATATTAGAAAAAAAGGTAAATAAAATGCAAAAAACATACATGATAGATAAAAATGGAACAGCAACTGCCAATATTAAACTCATGGTTAGACGTAAAGTTGTAACAGTCAACGAAGAACCTTCAATGACAAAACAATGCTTCAAAAAAGAATGTGATATTAATAATATTCTGGCAAAACATGATAAAACAGGGCTTATTAGTCATGTAAATAAACATGATGGTAATTATGGAGATGCTACTGCAGTAGATTTCCATGAAGCAATGAATACAATCACAATAGCAGAACAAATGTTCGCAGAACTACCAAGTTCTACACGTAAACGCTTTGAAAATGATATACCTGCATTCTTAGATTTTGTTCAAAATCCAGATAATGCACAAGAAATGGTAGATATGGGATTAGCAACAACCTCAGCAAAAGTAGAGGTATCTCACGATGCTCAAGCGGTTGTAGATGCCATAAACGCTGGTCAACCAGCACCAGCACCAGAGGCGCAAACAGCGCCACAAAACACCACAGGCATGAAATAAAAAGACCTGACGAAAGTCAGGCCGGACAGCCCCACTTGATGTAACTGTCCGGACTGACACCCCTCGGGTGTACAGTTCAAAAAAAATGGTCTAGAATAGACCAACAACAACGAAAACCAGAAAGCGGCATAATGTATATTATGTTAAATTAAGTAATGTTATTTAAATCAATAATATAGAGACTTTATTTAAAGTTTATTATTTGCATTCAGAAAATACACGCGCAGTACATGTATCACAGATATTTGA